CGGGCCACAAGGTCAAGATCAGGGGCCTTACGTCCGGCGAAGAGATCGAACATCTTTCGGACGGCCTTCAGGCTGGCGTCATCCCCGTGTGCGCCGCGTGCGTCATTGACGATAGCGGCAAGCCCCTTTTCACCGCTGCGGAATTGCAGAAGATGAAGGGCGGGCTGCTCAAGCCGGTCTATGAGAAGATTCTTCGCCTTACCTATCCCATCGAGGCGGACGAGGAAAAAAACTCCTAGAGCGGTCGTCGCATCGGTTCCGGTTCATCCTTGCGCTCGCGCTGGGGAAAAGCCTTGCCGAGATCGACGCGATGCCCGCGCTTCACTTCCACCAGTGGATGAAGTTCTACGAGCTGTTCCCGTTCGGGGACATGCGCGATGACTGGCGGATGGGAACGATCGGGGCGATCCTGATCAATTCCAACCGACGGCAGGGAAGTCCGGCAGTCGGCCCGGCTGATCTGATGCTTCCTGTCCCGAAGACCAAAAAGCAGCGGGAAGCTGAGTTGCGGGCATCCTTGCGCGCGGCCGGAAAGGCGAAAAAGCGATGACGACGAAAATCGGCGGAATCGTAATCGATATTGATGCACGCTTGGCGCGACTCGAAAAGTCACTCGCGAAGGGGCAGGGTGATCTTCGTCGATTCGAAAAGAACACGATGACGACAGCCAAGGCCGTTGAATCTCACGTTAACAAGATGAGCACCGCCTTCAAGGGCTTTATCGGCATCGTGGCAACGCGATATGCCATTGGAGCCGTGAAGGGTCTGGCCGATCTAAGCGACCAAGCAAAACTAATCGACTCACAGTTGAAACTCGCAACGGCATCATCGGGATCATTCGCGCAGGCGCAGGCGGATGTGAGTAGAATAGCAAGGGTAACACGAGGCGATCTGAGCGCTACGGCTAAGCTCTATGGAAACCTTGTCAGGGCCTCAGAGGCTCTAGGAAAGGATCAAACCCAAGCGGCGCGGGCAACGGAGACATTCGCGAAAGCTCTAAAAATTGGCGGTGCCGGAACGGCGGAGGCGGCGTCCGCGACTTTACAATTTGGGCAAGCATTGGCGTCCGGGGTCCTGCGAGGCGATGAGTTTAATTCTATAGCGGAAGCGTCCCCGCGCATAATGAGGCTTCTTGCTGACAGTCTCGGCGTTTCCACAGGCGCGCTCAGGGCCATGGCTGCGGAAGGGGAATTGACCGCCGACAAGCTATACAAGGCTCTCACAGAAAAGAAATTTACAGACGGCATAGACTCTGAATTCAAAAACATTCCAGTCACTTTTGGTGACGCGATGCAGTCCATTAGCAATCAGGCGACCATTAGTTTTGGGGCGTTCGATCGCGGCGGCGAGTTCAGCAAGGCCCTTGTGAATTTCACCATGGATGGTGTCAGTGGATTTGATGATCTTGCCAAACGCGCCGAGGAGTTCGGGATTAATACGCGGGCGCACATCGAAGGGCTGGCGAGTGCTTTTGACCCTCTTTATGAGGCAGGAAAGAGTTTCTTCGATTGGCTAAGTCAATACTCCGCGACCAGCAATATAACCATCGGGATCGACACACAGAAATCTTTGGATCAGATCGACAAGGAGACGAAGTGGCTCTCTCAGCAGGGTATGCTTGGGGCGCTGCTAACCGGCAATGATCCGATGTCAGACCCCGCGTCTCGGCAAGGTACGAATTTCGGCGGACGTTACAGGGGTGCCAGCACCGAATCCGCTCGCAGCCGCCGCTCTGATTTAGCATTTGAGAAATTTCAAGATAGGTGGGGCTTCAAGGGCGACAGCATTTACATGACGCCCAACAAGCCCGCGAGTGTAACATTGCCGCCGGGTAAAAAAGACAAGCCCGCAAAGGAGGTAAAAGACCCGATCGCGGAAATGATGAAGTCGGTTGATATCGACATTCGCAACACCGCAATCGAGTTCGCTGATGAAGTCACGGAGCGTTACGCAAAGGGGATCGTGACGGCCGAGGAGGGCTGGCAAAAGGTTCTCGACGTTCGCCGTGAGGAAGAGGAAGACCTTGCGCGCTTTCAGGATCGACAGGTCCAGAATCTTGCCGGATTGTACGAAAGCGCGTTCCACGGTGGCACGAAAGCGATCTGGGACGACTTCAAGAATATCGGCCTTCGCGTGATTTCCGAAGTGTTGGCGAAGTTCACGCTGGCGAATATCTCCGGGAACGGCGGCGGGTTTAACTTCGGCTCTGCGTTGTCCAGCGCGTTCGGTTCGGTGCTGGGCTTTGCCGGGGGTGGGCGTCCGCCTTTGGGCCGCGCGTCGATCATTGGCGAGAACGGCCCGGAACTTTGGAAGCCCGATCAGGCCGGGACGATCATCCCGAATCATATGCTTGGCGTGAACGATAATGTCGCGGGTGGCGGGGGAGGTGGAACCGTCATTCCCATCACCATCAACGCACCTGGAGCCACCGCAGAGACCGTTTCCATGATCCGGCGGGAAATGATGATATGGGGGCCGAAGATCGCTGAGGCGGCACAGGCGGCGACGCTGCGCACCATGACACGACCGGCGCTTGGGCGGTGACACTCATCACGCCACCGGCGGCCTTGCCGGTACGACGCATTCAGTGGCAGCGCCGCCAGCCTGCACAGGTCAACCGTTCGGGCTGGACTGGTCGCAGGCAGGTGGTCGGACTTCCCGGCGGTTCCTTGTGGACGGCATCGGGTGAGTTCGTGCCGCTCGTCAAGCAATCGAATGTTCTGCAATGGCGCGGCTTCTTCGCCAGTCTGCGCGGGCCGTTCAATACGTTCAATCTCACAGCGGTTGAGGAGGCGCAGCACGCGCTTTCCCAGCCGACTATCACAGCGGGAACGGCGGGGGCCTTCACGGCTACCATGACCGGCCTTCCAGTGTCCACCACCCTTCTCCCGGCGGGCAGCTTCATCACGATCAAACTCTCGGACGCCAGCTATCAGTTGGTGACGCTTACCGCTGCCTTGGCTGGCAATGGCGCGGGAACGGGCACGGCCACATTTGACGCGCCGCTACGCAATACTGCCGCAACCGGAGCGGGCAGCGTCGAGACGATCAGCCCGTGGTGCGTCGTTGCAATGGCTTCCGACACATGGGGCTATGATGTCGAGCCGGGGCAGATTTACGGCATGGGCTTTTCAGTGGAGGAGGTGTTTTGAGCCTTCCTGATGCAACCGCGTCGACACAGCTTCTCACCGATTTCATTCCGGCTTGGCTTTGTTATCTCGACGTTGATGGCGATGAGGTCCGCGTTACAACCGCGCCTAATTCGCTAATCTTCGGGGCGTCTGATACTGGCGACGCCGATCTCGACGGCTTCACCTATTCGGCAATTTCTCCGTCGGTCGTCAATGTCGGCCCGGTATCGAACAGGGAAGGCGGCTCGGATACGCTGACCGTTTCCCTGTCGGGGATCGTCGGGCCGGACACGGACATGCTGAACGCGATCGGTGACAAGACTTTGTGGCAGGGCCGCACGGCCCGGTTGTGGTGCGTGATCTACAGCCCGGCGATGGTGCAGCAAGGCGCTGTCTGGGCCTATTACACGGGGCGCATGTCATCGGCTCGCTTCAGCGGCGCTCCCGATAACCAGACTGTGGAAATGGATATCGAGAATTATCTGGCCTCGCTTAAGCGTGCGTCTGGCCGGACCTACATGAACCAATCCTATTATGACGCGACGGACCTGTCGGCGAAATACAAGATCGCCGCGGCGAATGGCTATACCAAGGGTGCGATTGATCGATCCTCTCAGTCTATTCCCAATACGTGGGGCGGACTGCTGTATCGCTACGGATCGATGATCTCGTGATCCGCGCCAAGGATTGGGAAGACAGGCTTAACGAGTATCTTTCCAGCATCCGGCGGGCCGAGTTCACATGGGGCCAGCACGACTGCTGCATGCACGCGGCGAATGCCGTCCAGGCGATGACCGGGGAAGACCCTGCGGCTGAGTTCAGGGGCAAATACAAGAGCCATGCCGGGTCGGTTCGCGCGCTCAAGCGCAAGTCGCTGGCCGAAGTGATGGATGCGAAGTTTACGCAGGTGCCGCCAGCGTTCGCAATGCGGGGAGATGTCGTGATGAAAGACGGCAGCCTCGGTATCTGCGTTGGGCGTGAGGGCCTGTTCGTCGGCGAGGAAGATGGCGCTCCGGGGCTGGTGAGACTGTCGGGCTGGGAAAGCGCCTGGCGAGTCCCGTTCGAATAGGAGGGCGTCATTGGGAAAGCCCTGAAAATAGCGGCCATCGTTGGAGCCGTAGCAGTCGCGTTCGTGCCCGGCGTCGGGGCTGCTCTATCGACCGCGATCATGACATCCGGCGCGTTTGGCGCGGTTGGTGGCGTCGCAACATTCGCATCGGCTGGCATCGCGTCCGCAATCGTTGGCGGCATCGCAACCGCTGGCATCATGGGTGCGCTCGGCATCGCGACCAAGGCGCTTGGGCTGGGGCCATCGCCTCCGAAGGTGCCGCCGTCGCAAACGGACAGGTTGCGCGCCAGTATCGATGTCCGCGCGCCGCGCAAGATTGTGTTCGGCTACACGGCAATGGCGACCGACGTTCATTATCAGGAGTTCACCGGGAGCGATCAGGAATATCTCAACAGCATCATCGTCACGGCCAGCCACCGCGTTCACACCTTCGATGAAATCTGGTTCGATCAGGAATTGGCATGGTCGCTCTCAACGGGAATCCAGCCGAAATTCTCGGGTTATCTCGATGTAGGGTATCGCGGCGAAGGCTGGGCAGGGGTTTCGTTCCCGATCACCGGATCATCCAACTGGACTCCGGCAAACGGATGCCACCTGACCGGCTGTGCCTATATCTGGTTGCGCTACAAGCTGACCGGCTCCGGCAAGAAGGCGGAAAGCCCGTTCTCTGGCTCGGTCACATCTCGGATCACGATCAGGGGCCGTGGGGCCTTCCTGTATGATCCACGTCTGGACAGCACACGCGGAGGATCTGGAAGCCACAGGGCGGACGATCAGTCAACGTGGGCTTGGGTATCTGACAACGTAGGCCGCAACCCGGCGCTGCAATTGCTCTGGTATATGCTGGGGTGGAAAATCGAGAGCAAGCTGGCGGTCGGTCTCGGCATTCCTCCGGCACGGATCGATATCGCCAGTTTCTCGGCTGCTGCCAATATCTGTGACGAAAGCGTGGCGCTTGCGGCCGGGGGAACCGAACCGCGTTACCGCGCGGATGGTGTGTTCTCGGAAGGTGACGATCCGGGGCTGGTGTTCGAGAACCTGCTCGCCGCAATGAACGGCGTGCTGCGGGATAATGGCGGGCAGTTCGCACTTGATATTTTAGTTAATGATCTCGCGTCGCCGGTAATCGATCTGACCGAAGCTGATGTGATCGGGGAGTTCCAGTGGCTGCCGACGCCCCCACTGCACGAAACATTCAACACCGTTCGCGGGCGCTATGTCGATAGCAGCAATAACTCACTTTACCAGATGGTCGACTATCCCGACGTTGTGATTGACAGCGCCGACGGGATCGACCGCCCGGCCAATTTCGACCTTCCGATGGTGCAGTCTGCCTCGCAGGCACAGCGCCTCGCAAAGCAGTTTCTTCAGCGGGCGCAATATCCCGGCACGTTCGCGGCGGATTTCCTTGCAAGCGCATGGCGGTGCCGCGTCGGGTCAGTCATCACGCTCACATTCCCGTCATTAGGTTTCGAAGAGAAACTATTCCGGGTTGTCGAGCATGCAATCAGGCCAGATGGCATTTGCCCGATGGTGCTGCGCGAAGAGAATGCGGCGATCTACGCATGGGACGCGGACGAAAGCCCGGCGGTGATTGCTGCAACGCCAACAACTTACGACCCGATCAACGACCCGATCACCTCGGCCCTTATCGACGTTGATCTCAACACGGCATGGACCGAACGCTACCCGAACCCCCGGCCTTATGATCGTCCAACGGGCGGGCTTTACATTGACGAGTTCGACCGGGTTTACAGGTTCGAGCGGGTGTTGCTGGAGTTCGACGGCGATCCGGTAACTATCGGGGGAAGCGAACTTTACACGGGTGAATATACCGAGGTGACGAGCGACTATTCTTCCGTGCTGGAAGGGGACAACGCGATTGCCTTTATTGCGGATTTTCAGGGCGCGGTGATCGCTGGACAGTTACCGGCTTATATCAAGATCCAGCGCACGCGCGGGAGCGCAGACGTGTCGGACGTAGCAGACTGGAGCATTGTCGATCAGGGCTGCACGGCGACGATCGACACGGAAGGATTGATCGAAATAACGGCGGTGACAGCCACGGGTTTTATCGACGTGACATCGGATTACAACGACGTGGTGCTCGGTAAGCGCATCAGCGTGATCGTCCAGCAGCAGGCTGTTCCAAACACGGGCGGGACCGGGGTAACGACTGCAACGGATACGTCAATCGCTGGCACAAGTTCGGCAAGCTACGGCTCTGCTAACGCAGGACCTCTGACGGTAACAGCCGGGGCGTCCGGCACGGTCGCCCTGACTGCGACGCTGCAATTCTATGGTGCGCCGGGTGATGGCGTCTGGGGTAAGTGGCAATGGCGAGTTCCGGCGGGATCATGGGCCGATGTGACGAGCGAGCTTGGGTCTGACTATCCGGCATCCTCAACCAGTTTCTTCGGCGGCTCCATCCCGGTCCCGGGCCACATCAGCGTGACGATGAACAAGGCGAGCCTGACGCCGGGCAGCGATTATGAGTTCCAGCTTCTTCTGCGCAGGGTGAGCGGCGCAACTGCGATCACCTTCACCGGCACGGCAACGGCGACCGCGACATGAGGCCGACGCATAAACTTGCGGACGGGAGCCTTGTGTTTCCCGGCGGCTACGAGCCGGAAGACCTGACTTTGCTGCCAGATGGGTTCTGGGAAGCGCACGACCTTGCGGAGGCGAAGGCGCGCAAGTGGACGGCGGTTAAGCAATGGCGCTCCGAGATACTCGACGGCGGTTTTGATGTTGCTGGGATAGGCCGGTTCGATAGCGCGCTCGAAAGCCGCGTGGCGTTGCTCGGTGCGAACATGGGAGATGTCTGGACATTGGCGGACAATAGCCAGCGGGCATTCGGGGCCGGAGAAGTGGCTGAGGTGCTTGCCGCCATGCGCGTGCACGAACGGACGGTCCACGCCCGCAGCCAGGAAATCCGGCGGATGATCGATTCCGCCGAGACAATCGAAGACGTGAACCAGATCAGTTTCTGACAATCGGAGAATATAATGGCCACAGAGGTTACCACTCTGACCGATCTTCCGTCTGCGATTCTTGACACGGATCGCATTGCGCCGATTATCCGGTCCGGCGCTGCTTACGACGCGGCACCTTCGGTGGTTCGGGGCTTCGTGATCGTCACGGATCATGGCGCAGTTGCAGACGGAACGACGGACAGCACGGCGGCCTTTGTTGCCGCTACCGATCTTGATGTCCCGGTCTATGTTCCGCCTGGCGCGTCGTTCTATGCGTTGTCCGCATTGTCGGATGCGCGGCGTGAACTGTTGTTCGGCTCCGGCGAGGTAAGGGTGAGTGGGACAACCGTTCGCATTCCATCGGTGGCGCAGAGTTCTCCGGACTATATTGCCAATTTCACCCTTGACCGCAGCGACTTCCAACCCGCGCAATATGGATCACTCGATGGATCTGTCGCCAACGGCGTCGCCTTCATGCGCGCCAAGCGAACGGGCGGTTATGCCTCCTACGGCCTGTTCATGCTTCAGGGGCTTATCTCTGCCGAACTGGATACCGCGGGTCAGTTCGATGTGGGGATTACCAGTTGGGTATCTGCGCAGAACTGGACGGCTGCCGGTGTCTCATTGTTCGGTGCGTGGGTAGGGGCGAACACGCCATCGGCTGAGCTGTCGCAAACCTATGATGGCGGCGCGGCGATCGGCATGGAAATCAACGTCGGCAACCGATGGTCTGACTTCGGGCTTCAGACGGCGCTCGGGAACACGCGCTACACGGTCGGGCTTCAAATTGCGCCTGACGTGCTTCCTGCGGAAGACGGCATAACCGAGGACATTTATCCCGGAACCTTCGGGCTCGTGATCGGCCATAGCGTCACCTACCATAAATGGTGGACCGGCCGCTTCACGCCTTACGACACTATCGAAGACGCCGGGTATATGGACCTTCTGCAAGGTGGA